AATGAAGGCACGCTGATTCTGTATAAGGAAGCGGACACGAGTATTGCGTGAGGAGAGGGGCATAACAGCCCCTCATTTTTGTGAGGTGGAAAAGGAATGTTAGATTTTACAACGAGAAAAAAGAAAAAATACATGGTTAAGCTGCATGACAGCTTTGTGGCAATCCTGCCAATGCCAAACAAGGAAATGTTTGACAAGATGGTAGCGGCACAGGATATGGAAAACGTCAACGATGTTTATGAGCTGCTGACCGCCATCATCAACCAGAACAAAAAGAAAAAATACAGCTTCCAGAAGATTTCGGCAATGTTTGATTTTGAGGATGCAGTGGGGCTGCTGAAGGATTATCTGGAATTTGTAAAAGGTGTTGTGTCTGACCCAAACTAAAAATACCCTCTATGCCGGGAGAGGCGGACGATTTGCACTACAGCATTTTTTCGTTATCCGAAAAAACAGTGATGGACTATGCACATTTGAATTTTTTGGAAATCGAGCATTTGCCGATAGATGTTTATCTGGGATTGCAGCGGGATGCGTTTATTTTCAATTTACAGCAGACGGAAAGTGGTCGGGAATATCTGGAGGAGTGCTGGCTTTTGGAGCAGACCGAGCCGGACAGAAAGGCATTGAGGGGAAAATTCGGAAAGGGGGCAGAGCATGGGGAACATTAAGGGCATTACCATTGAGATTGGTTCGGATACCAAGAAATTCAAAAGCGGCTTAGCGGAGCTGAATAAATCCGCAAAGGATTTGCAGAATGAGTTGAAATACGTCAATCAGGCATTGAAGCATGACCCGAAGAACACCGACCTTCTGCGGCAGAAGCAAGAACTGCTGACAAAATCCGTATCGGAAACAAAAAGCAAGCTGGAATCCTTGAAGGCGGCGAAGGAAAAAGCCGATAAGGACATGGCAAACGGTACGGAGGTCAATCAGGAGCAATACCGCCGTCTGGTACGGGAGATTTCCACAACGGAAAACAGTCTGAAAAATCTGACAAAGGAAATGAAAAATTTCGGCAGCGTGTCCGCACAGCAGATTGCGGCGGCAGGGGAAGATGTGCAGGAGCTTGGCGGCAAGATTGAAACTGTCGGGAAGAAAGTAAGTGTTGCATCTGCCGCATCCGCTGCCGCTCTTGGGGCATCTGTGAAGCTTGCAAGTGACTATACGGATGCGGTTGCGAAGGTAGGTACGGTTGCAGATTTGCAAAGCGTACCACTCGAAAAACTCAGAGATGATATGCTGCAATTATCTACAGAGACAGGCAGAGGTGCAGGCGAGATTGCCGATGCAACCTATCAGGCAATTTCGGCATCTGCTGATGCTGTTTCTTTTGTCGGCACATCGGTTGGTCTTGCCAAAGCAGGCTTTCTGGAAACGGCGGATGCTGTTGACGTATTAACCACTATTATTAACGCGTACGGTCTGGAGGCATCAGATGCCGGAAGGTTATCTGATATTCTGATTCAGACACAGAATGATGGTAAGACAACGGTAAATGAGCTATCCCAGAGCATGGGGCAGGTCATTCCTCTGGCATCTGCTTATGGGGTAAATATTGAAAACCTTGCCGCATCGTATGCACAGTTGACAT